TCCAACGTTGGAGGGCAAATTTCTCAACTTTTGCGCCGAAAAAATGAATTTCGTAACGCTAAAATTGTGATAATCAAAACAATGGTTCGGTGTTTGGATGCTGAAAACTTTGACGCTGGCACAAACCCATACGGAATTCCAGACCCAAACGGCATTCTTTCTCGTGAGGAATATGTTGTTTCTCAAAAGACTGGCGAAAACAAGGAACTTGTGGAGCTTGAGCTAACTTATCCATTTGACCTTGAGAGCTTTAACATTGCGGGGAAAACCATTATTGCAAACTATTGTCCCTTCCAGTATCGTGGCAAAGGATGCAATTATTGTGGTCCTCCAATTTGCAAATCCGACGATTCTGATTTCTCCTCGCCATTCACGGGTGATTTTGAGCTAAAATCGGCGCGAAACCTTTGGGTAAACGGTGAAACATACCAGCGAGGTGCTTGCGTTTACGTTGAAAACTACAAAAATCCGCCAAAAACATTTTTCGTTTGCATTGCCAGCCACGTTTCCAGCCCAACAAATCATCCAAACCAGCCAAACGGCTCTCTCTATTGGGAGAAAGACGAGTGCTCAAAAACAATCACTGGCTGCAAAAAGCGCTTCATGGACGATCCAACAAACCTTTGCTACAAGGGTTATCTTCCTTTCGGCGGGTATCCTGCAACCAACAAATATCGGTTTTAATGATTAAACAATTGATAACAGCTTCAAAAACTAGCCCAATGGCCGAAATCTGCGGGTTTATTGGCTTTGACGGCAAAGAGTTTTTGTTTAAGCAAATGCACAACCACAATCCAGAGCCAAACAAGTATTTTTCTATTTCGCCACTGGATTATTTAAAGTTTAAAAACGAGTATATTTTCGTGGCCGTGTTTCATTCTCATATAAACAGTGGTTGTGAGCCTAGCGAATTTGACTTGGCAAACTCTAAGAATTGCGCGTTGCCTTTTTTAGTTTACTCTATTCCAGAAAACAAGTTTCACTTGCATGTTCCTGAAAACAGCGAAGTGAACGAAAACCTTTTAGAGGAGTTTGGAAAGCTGTTATGACCACCGTTTTCATTCATGGTTATTTGGGCCAAAAATATGGCAAAAAACACTGCTTTTCGCTTTCCAAACCAAGAGATGTGTTTAGGGCTTTAGAGTGTTCTTTCGAGGGGTTCAACAAAGAAATTATTGAATTGGGCAAAAATGGTTGCCAATACACTCTTGTTGTTGATGACAGGGAGCTTTCCAACGAAAATGACTTGTCCGTTGTTTCAAAAATGAAAACAATTCACATTGTTCCCACGATTTTTGGCGCTGGCGTAGCAGCGTTGGTTGTGGGCGCTCTTGCAGCAATTGGCGGCGTTGCGCTCGGCGGAACAGCAACACTAATCGGGTCAATGCTTTTGGCTGTGGCATTTTCGGCCATTTCTTTTGGTTTGCAAAGCCTCCTAACAAAACCGCCACAAGCAAATGCCATTTCTCAAAGCAACCCCAACCAATCAACTGCCGCAACCAGTGCAACAAGCAAGTCGTTCCTTTTCTCAAACAGAGAAAACGTTGCATCTCAAGGGAATCCTATTCCTCTCGCCTATGGAAGACTCCGCGTAGGAAGCGCTATTATCCAAGAAAACATCAAAAGTTACCCAAACAGCGTAAGCACTTTTGATGAATTTGCCTCCCAAAGCCTTGAAGAGGGTCAAAGTTACATGAGCATTGTCCACAACCAGCAAATTTAATGCAGCACTTTTTAAACAAAAAATCAATTATCGAGGGTGCTGGAAGAAGGGGCGGAGATGTCAGCATAAGCATTCCTCCGCCAGCGCCGCCGCCGCCAGCAGAATTGCAACCACCAAAACTAGGCGCTCTTCAAAGTTTAGCGAGTTATTCTTACGCCGAAAACATTGACCTGATTTCAGACGGTCCTATTGACGGACTCGTTAATCAAAACGGCCAATATGTTCAAGGCCATCGCATTTTTGAGGGCATTTACTTTGACGATGTTCCTGTTAAGAAAAGCATTGATGCAAGCTATACTGGCACAAGCGCCGTGGCAAGTGCGGAATTTTCCCTGACTGGATTAGCGAATAATCTTTACAGTTTATGGTTTAGATCGGGAAGTTTTAATGAAAAAAATTTCACTGGAGCAGCCAGTGTCAACGCAACTGGCGGAACAGAATTTTTAACAGGCAGATACGGGCCAAGTGTTTTAAAAACACGCTCTTATTTTGCAAATCATGCGTCCGTTAACGATCCATACACATGTTTAACATATTCTCCAGTCTCTTCGAGCGGCGATATTGGAAATATTTTCGAGTGTCCAACTTCTGTTGTTCGGGACAACTCTTTTGAAATCACATGGGAGAGAGACGACATTGCCAAAAGCATTTACAAGTCCATAGACCTTATTGCCACGGTTGCAGAATCGCCTGCTGGATTCGGCGTTGACGCTTCTCAAAACGCTTCGGCGAAAAAGCTGAGATTCAATTATAACAGTTGGGTCGATGTAAAGAATAACGTTCTCTCTTTTGACGAGACAAAAGACGATTCTGAGTATCCGTTTTTCGCCGTAAAAATCAATTTTGGAGAACCTTTCGATGAGACGGTTCAAAACGACTGCTCAAACACGGTTGCAATTTTTCAAACACCAGAAAAGACGCAAACTGTGTCTTCTGATTTTGTCGTTGACGAATATACAAATTGTGTATTGCTTGAGGATGTTCGGAATCAAGCGTTCCAAAGGTTGGAAATTGACGATTTGACTTCGGCCAAGAAGTTTGGCGCGATGAATTATATTGATTTAACCTATGTTAGAAAAACGTCATCAACTGTTGTTGAAATCGGCGGATCAATAATTTTGTTTGGGGCCAAAAATGGCGACGGCCCAACTCAAGAAAGCGTTCAAGCAATTAAAGATTTCGTGTCCAAGCTTGTTGTATTGAACTATGCAAATGAAAAATACAACTATAACAATGTTCTGGCGGAGGCAAGAATGGGCGATGAATTTCAGACGCCGCTCTCTTATTTCAGAAAAGTTTATATTTCAAAAGAATATGGCGTAAAATTAGCTGGCCCGTTCAATGTCGGCGGATCAATTTTCCGCGTTTCAAACTTTGGTGATGCAAATGGTTTTTCGACTCTCGGATACTCTGAGATACCTTTGGCCGAAAATGCTTCTGGAGAAGGTTCAACAGACAATCGTAGCGGCAAAAGCTTTTCGAGCTATGCTGGAAACAATAAATCAACTTACGTTGAGAGCGCAATTCCCATTGTTCACGTCATTGAAAACAGCAATGTTGACAGGGTGTATTTAACAATTGGTGTTCGCGCCCTTTCCGATACAAACCAAATAGACCAAAGTTTAAATGGAATCGGAAGCGTTCAAGCTGGCGCAAAACTACCAACAGCAGTAAGATTTACTGTTGAATGGGGTCTTCAAGACTCTTTTGGTCGAGAGGTTGAGTCAACCGTCCAAAAAAGAGTTTACCAGATTAGCGGTATTGCTGATAATGCTGTGCTTGTTGACATTGGCCGCGAAGAAAATTCGTCTATTTTATCTAAATATTCATTTGTGGCCGCGTCAAATTCGGGCGGAGCGCTAAACGCATCTTCTGGAATTGTTCTGCCAAGTGTTGAATCTGGTAAAAAACGATTCGTTCGCGTCACAAGAACAACCCATGAATCTAGCTCCGTCTTGGTTCGCCGTGAAATTTCACTAGAAAAAGTGACTGAAATAATCAGTACATCATTCTCTTACCCAAATTCGGCGATTATCGGCACGAAAATTGACAGCCGAAACATTTCACAAATTCCGCCGCGTTCCTACGACGCAAGACTGAAAAGGGTTTTTGTTCCAAGTAACTATTTCCCCCTCAAACCAAACGGCGAAGACAAGCGAAGGTATAGAACTCAAGAGGATTTTAGCGCTGCAACTGCCAGCGATTTGCAAATTTACAGGGGAAATTGGGACGGCACATTCAAAGAGCTATGGACTGATAATCCAGCTTGGGTGTTGTTTGACCTGTTGATTAATCAAGAGTATGGCCTTGGAAACTTTCTTGACCCAAGACAAATCAACGTTTGGGAGCTTTATAAAATCGGCCAATTCTGTGATGCCGTGGATAAAAACGGTGTGTTTGTTGGTGTTCCAAACGCTTTTGGCGGCAAAGAGCCAAGATATTCAATTAACATTATTTTGGGCGACAGAACTGATGTTTTTCAAACAATTAATTCAATTGCCGCGTCTTTCAGGGGCAGTATTTTTTATCACAATGGAGAGGTTAACTTCGCCGACGACAGGCTAAAAGTTCCAGCTTTTGAGTTTTCAAACTCAAACGTCAAAGAAGGGATTTTCTCTTATTCTTCGTCTCGCCGCGATCAAGAGTTTAACGTGGTTGAAGTGGCCTACTTGGACGAAAACGACGACTTTAAAAGTAAGGTTGAATACGTTGAAAACGTGGAAAGTATTCGTAAAAGAGGCGTTCTCAAAACAACCTACGATTCTTTTGGAGTAACGTCTAAAACGCTGGCGAATAGAATCGGCCAACATATTCTTTACGGGACAACCGACGAAAATGAAAGTGTCAGCTTTACGGCTGGAATGGACGCTTTGATTGTCAAACCTGGAGATTTGATTAATGTAAACGACGAACTCAAAACCCAACAAAAAAACTTTGGCCGCGTTTTGTCAATCGACCCAGACTCTAGAACGGTCAGATTAAATGAAAAATTCCAAAGTGGGGTATTTTTGGGCGAATTAACCCTTGTTTCGCCAAGCGGCGGCAAAAGTTGGGACGAAATGTATGGCAAAGCTCGTTACAGCGGTGGATTGTCTTTTGAAGACATATACACTAACGATGTACCTAGCATCCAAAGCTACAAAATTACTGGATATGATAATTCGCCCGAATATGGTTGCAATGTTTATTTGTCTCCGCGCCAAGAATATCAGCAAATTTTAGTAACTGGAATTCAACAGTCTGGAGTTGCTGGCCCGAGAACTGGATTGTATTCTGGAATTGGAACAAGCGGCGGATACACTTTGTTTTCTGGGATTAATGCCACAACTGGTTACAGCATATCAAGAAGCGGAACGCACTGGTATTTGCGGGCAGTCAAGTCTGGCATTGTCATCACCAGTGGATCACCAAACACGTCTTTTCCAACGGGAGTTTGGGCAACTGGCGGAGTTGTTGATTATACCTCAGTTGACAACCCAAACTTGGATTTCTTGTATAATGTTCAAGTTGGAACGCCATATTCCGTTTCTGTTTCTGGCGTGCCCAAAGAAGTTTATAAAATTGCCAGTATTCGAGAAATCGCACCGAATGAGTTTGAAATGGCCGCTATCAAATTTAACTCTGGCAAGTTTGCAGAAATTGAGGCGGCGCAAAACTTGAATGACTTTTACGATACATTCTCGTTCATTCAGCGGCCAAAACCCAACACTTCATCATCAATTGTTGAAAATTATCAGTTAAACGATGTTGTTATAAACGCATTTTCCAGCGGAAATTTTGGCGGAACAAGTGTTGTTGACTTGTCTGGATCATGGAATCCTGTTGTTGGAGCAAGCAGCTATTATGTTACGGTGTCGAAGCCAAATGGT